TTGGTGAGTTTCACTGATCGGCGTCCGGTTTGATTTCTTTGTGCAGAAGCAACAGTTTGGACGGGTTTCTTTTGCTCCTGTGGTTGACTAAATCTATGAGGAAAATTATCCTTCATAACTTTATCAATTTCATTATAATACTCATCACTCTCTGCGTCAAACCCCTGCTCTACAAGATCGTTATGGGCCTGAAACGCTGCACTTGTCATGATTTTATCGCTACCGAACCATTCATTCTTTTCAGCCCATCCTTTGGCTTTACTAGAAGGTTGAGAAACGTTTGTTTGAGGTGCTTGTTGTATTGGTTGTTCTGTTTTAGCTTCAGTTTTAGCTCTTTCTTCTTTAGCGTCTTCATCAGCTTGTGTCATCTTAACTTTTTCTGCTTCTACCGCTAAAGTAGCTATTCTAGAATTTGCATCAGCTATTTTATCAGCATCTTGATCTGCAATAGCATCTCTTAAAGCTTTTTTAGCATCTTCTTGTTCAGCTACAACTCTAGCAGAAAATTGTTCTATATAACTTTTACTAGTTTTTGAAAATCTAGTTTTAGTATCATCAAGTTGATTTTTTAAACCTTTTGCATAGTCTAAAGCAGCTTTTTCTCTTCGTTCAGATTCTCTAATTTTAAAAGTTAATTTATCTATTCTTCTTTTAACTTTTTCAGAAACATCGGAAAGACTATCTTCTTTTATTTCTGGTTTAGTTTCTTCTTTTACTGTTTCAACTTTAATATTTTCAATGCCTTCAGGTTTAGGTTCTGTATAACCTAAATCAACTTCTTGTTTTGGTAAGTCAGTTTCTGAAACTTCAACTTGTTGTTCTTCAACTTGAAGTGTTTGTTCTTTTACTCCATCAGTGTCTAATTCGACTTCTGGATTTTTTATATTTTCGTTTTCTTCCATAGTAGCTCCTGTTTAATTGCGTATGTGTTAGTATGCGTGTAAAATATCCTCCGGATTATTAATCTTAGCGATTATCTCGTCATCATTTAAGATACGAACTTCTCCGCCTTCTATTTTAAATCTAGATCCAGCATAACGTCCAAAAATAATCCAATCACCCTTTTTACACCAAGGGCCTTCTGGAAATTTTTCTTTGTCTTTGTAGCAAAGATCTCCCATCTTCAATACATATGCACATACGGTAGTCATCTGTATTGTTTCTTGAGTTGTATCAGCAAGATAAAGTCCACCTTTAGTTTTTTTAGGACCAGCGTATGGTAAAACTAAAAGTCTATAACCAGTTGGTGTGGGTAATCGCTCTAAAAGGTCTTTATTACCTTCAACAGCTTTAGCATCTAACTGAGTATTTTTGATTTCATCTTTTGATTTGTAAGCATCAAGTAATGCTTCTTTTTTCTTAGGTACTTCCTTCGAAGTCTCGAAGTTCTTTGTCATTTAGTAGCTCCTGTTTTTCTTGCAGGTCTTTAAGATCCTGAAGCAAAGACTCTAGGCCTTTGATTTGTCCTCTAATATAATGTAATTGTTCTAAATTGTCAACGGAGTACACCAAGGTGTCTTTTAGAGACTCTATTCTTTTTTCAGCTACTCTTCTTATTAATGGATAGTCTATAATCATTTTTTTATTAGTGAAATTTTACTTTTTCCTTGTTTTAATAAATCAAAACTAAATTCATTTACTATTATTTTCAACACTAAATCTATATCATAGTATGGATAATCATCAAAAAGAAAAATAGTACCTGGTTTAGATCTTTCTCCAAAAAATATTGCTTCTTTGATTACATCTTTTGTTTTATGTGGTCCATCAAAATGAACTAAATCATAAGTATTTATAATTTCTTTTTTTTCTCTGTAAATGGGAACTCCATCTGAAAATCTTTTAAAAAACTCATCATCTTCCATATGAAACAATGTAAAATTTTCATAATCTAAATCTTTAATTAATTGTAGTTTCATACTGTTTGTATAATTACAAGTTCTAGGATCTTTTTTATCAAAATGCGCATAAGATAAATTACCATAAGGATCTATACCTATATGCCAATGTTTTTTATGTTGTAGATTCATTAAAATTAATTTTGAACCTAATCCTCGTCTAACACCAATTTCTGCTGTAAGTAAATTATCTGAGGTTAAAGATTTACAGGCTTCTATTAATATTTCATATTCTTTACTGTCGCCTTCAATCATAAAAGGTTTATATATTAATTACAACAAAAGTAAATAGATTATATTTTTTGCATTTCTGGATTAGTGGATAGCATGTTCTTTTCTGCTCTAGGTCTAGCTATAGAATCTTTACTTCTTTTTCTAAGTTGAGCAATAGCAGATTCTTTCATCTGTTTTTCTTTTTTAAGTTTTTGTAAATCTCTTTCTAGATTCATTTTTTATATCCCATACTTTCTCTGTTTCCCCATAGTTTTTGCCATGACCAAACATTTATTTTACTAGACCAATGATAAATAAATAAAACTATGTGTTTCATTTTTTACCTCCCCTGAATATTTGTGTTCCCTTTATGCCGTAAATACTCGCCACGACAAGAATCCAAAGATTTGTAAACCAGCTCGGGAGCTGAGAGAACATGTCGAAGAACAATTTTACTTTGTCCATAGCGGTCGGATCGTCCGATACGACTGCCCACGCCAAAATTAACACGGGGGTCGACAAAATTATGAGAACCGCCTCGTCTTTCCAGTCCGATTGTCTTGCTTCTAAAAGTTTACCTTGGTAAGCTTCCTCACCTCGTGCTTGTTTCTCAGCATGTAACAATTGTGCATCTGACATTGCCATCTTTGCCTTCTGCTTGTTAGCATAAATTTTACTACCAGCAGATACGGCTAATTTAATTGCTTGAAACCACATATGTTTTATTTCCTTTAATAATTATTCCTTGGGGGTTTGGGCCACGCTTAGGTGGTGGCCCTGATCTTTTGCCAGAAACTTTATGTTTGTATTTTGTAGTCATTATTTTTTGACTTTTCCACCTTTAGTAAAAAATCTTTTTGCCATTGCTAAGGGAGACAATAATTCAATAGGTTTAGCACCTTTGCTTTTTGCTTTTTTCATTGCTTCTACAGCTAATCCCATAAATGCTTTTTTTACTTTACCTGGTTTTAATTTTTCATCTTGAAGACCCATGCCTCTGCCTTTTGCCTTTTCTGCTCTAAGAACTGCAAAGTCTTTTCCATTTAATACATTTGGAGGTGGTGCTTTAGCTGCTATTGCTTTTTGTTTAGTAGACATATCTGCTCCGCCACCTTTAGAGTAGAACATTCCACCCATTCTTAATTTTTTATAACTATTTTCCAGTCCGTGCTTTTTTTTCATTTTGTTTCTCCATTTTTTCTCGAGCAAGATCTAATCTTTTGTCAGATTGCTCATCGTTTGTTTCTAATTTTAATCTATCAAAATCTAATCTTTCATCAAACTGACCCTCTTGATTTTCTATCTTCATATTACCCTCTTCAACCCGTCTTTGTAAGTCCATAGCTCTTAAATCTAATTCTCTTTGTTTTAACATAACAACAGGATCTTGTTTTTGGTTATCCATCATAGTTTCATTCTGTGCAAGCTCTGCAGTTATCTGTGCAATTCTTTTTGCTGTCTCTGAATCAAATATTGCTCTAAATTGTTGTTGATTTTGTTGCATCAACTCCATCATTTGTGGATCTTGTTGCATCATAGACATAACTTCAGCAGAAGCTTTCATAGAAACGTGTTGAGAGATGTGTCCTTGTAAATTTGCATAGACCATAGGGTTAATTTGAACCATTCTAGTTCTCATAAACGCAGAATGCGCTGCAATATGTGCATCATGGTCTTGTTCTGGAAAAGCTGTCATTGGTAATGACTGTAATGCCTCCATATTTTCTATTGCAGGGTCTTTTGGAAACGGTTTTGGGTCTGGTTTTAGTATTTGAGGTATTTCTTTAGTACCTAAAGCTTCATAAACACGTCTATAAGCCTCATGTAAGTTGTGAAGTTGTGGATTTGACTGAGCAATTTGCAATTGTGTCTGTGCTAAGGTCACTCTTTGCGACATTGAGAAGATATTTGGGTCTGCAACCGGTAAAATATCTACTCGATCGTCAAAATCTTGTACTTTAATGACTCTCTCAGCCCCGTACACTGCGTATGGATACTCAGGGGGTAGGTATTCAGCAATAACTGAACTTAAAAGTCTAAATTCTTGCTTCATTGCATAGTAACAACGCTTATGAATAGCTGACATTACTCTAGAACCTCTTTCTAAAAGTGCAATTGTAGTACCAACTGCCGCCGCTTGGTTGCCATCGCCTACTTGTTGGTCAGCAATTGATGCAAATCTTCTTCCAGCATCCACACAAAAACCTAAAAGGTTAAATAAAGTTGTGCTTGGTTCTTTAAAAGGTAGTAATTGAAACTGATCTCTGATGTTTCCGCCAGGTGCATCTACATCTCTAAACTCTCCAGGCTGTATTGGTTGGTCATCATCTCTAATTCTCATACCTCTAGACTTAAATCCAGCAGGTAAGTTAGATAATGTACCTGCATCTAGTAACTGTCTTAATGCAGTAGTTGCTGTTCGTGACAGGCCACCGATCATATGAATTAAACCAAAGCCATAAAACCCTAATCCTGGTAAAAATTTAAAGTGTGAAAAATATTCTTTTCTTGTAAATTTAGCATCACCTTCTTTATAGTTTCTATAAATAGATAAAATTTTTCTTGTAGATTCTTCTATAGTTACAATATAAGGAATTTTAATATTAATTTTATCTTCTTCATTTTCTGCAATATAATCAGATAAATCTAAATCAACATGCATTTCTAAAACACTGTAGATGTAGTCATTTGTTTCAACAGCTTTAACACCTTCTAACTCATTGTACTTATCTTTAATCTTGTTATCTTTTTTTTCTGGCTTCATCAGTTCTACTTCTTTGTAAAAACCTGTAGCCATTTTTTTTAACAAATCATTTTCTGATTGTTTTAGTACGTGTGTAATTCTAGGAGCATCTTTTAAATCTGTTGCAAAATAAGGAACCACTAAATCTTCTGCAGGAATAAATTTAGATACAGCTCTTTCCAATAATGCATCATAATATATTTTTTTAAATGCAGATCCTGCTAACGGTAGATAAAATAATAATTGATCAAACTCTGGAGTGTATTCTTCCATTTTTTCCATGATCTGATAATTCATGAAATCTTTTACTCTTTCAGCTTGAGCTTCTACTGTTTCGTTTTGTAATCCAACAATTCTAGTTTTTACTGGTCCATCACTTGGTAGTAGTTCTTTGTAAGCTTGTGCTTGAAACTGTGTTACCGCTTCTGACAATAGAGGATGAGTGACATTACTAGCTCCTTTGAATGGTTGAGTAGTTGACTTGTATTTAAATCCTAAAAGATCTAAACCATTTGTATAAGTTTCTTCCCATTCTTTTCTAGATTCTTTATCACTTTGATACTCAGAAATTAAATCTGACGCAAGTTGCGATAAAGCTTTGTCATCAATCGTCTCTGCAATATTTGCATAGAAATCCTGTTCAGGTTCTTCAGTTACTTCTTCACCATCTTCAGGTGGTAATTCAACAACTGCTTCCTCCTCAACATCAACTTCTTCGTTGATTGGGTTTTCAGTTTCAATAGCCATTAAGTTATTAATGTTTTTTTATTCTTTCCTAATTTACAAGATGCTTTAACATATGTACCAGTTTTAGCTTTCATCATGCCACCATATTTAGCTCCGTCCATTGAACCTAAACCAATACCTGAATAATCTCCAGCTAATGTTCCACCCATTTTAGATGTAGCATTTTTTCCTGGACCCATGTTAATAACTTTACTAGCAGCATTACCAATTCTATCCATAATACCTATTTTAGCAGCTTTAGTTCCTTTTACACCTCTCATTATACCATCAGTGTATTTTTTTCTGTACATATTACTTAATGCACTTCCTCTGCCTTTATCTACGTTTACGCCAGCTCCAGCTCCTGACATAGCTTTAGATGCTAGATAAGCTGCTCCAGCAACTGCTGCCGCTTTACCTACTTTTTTTAATTTCTTTTTTAGACTCATAATATTCCTCCTATAGAATTATCCGTACAGTGTAAAGCATTTTGTATATAAAATCTATAATAGGGGTTTAAA